TGGTGAGGGTGTGTCCTCCAGCAATGCCGCTCACGTTGGCGCTAACGGTATTACCTATAGCAACATTTTGGCAACTCCTGCCGCATTGTCGCAGACCTCGCTGGAACAGATTTTGATCCAGGTTAAGCAGGCATACGACGATACCGGCAAGAAGATCAATCTTGAAGCTGATAAGCTGGTCGTTTCCCCGACCAACATGAATCAGGCTCAGGTATTGCTGAAATCTGCGCTGCGTACTTCAACCGGCAATAACGACATCAACCCGATTCAGACTTCGACGCTGAAAACGGAGCCTGTTGTTCTTACCCGCTTGACTAGCAACACAGCATGGTGGGTGAAAACGGATGCTCCGAAGGGTCTGCAGTTGGCAATGCGCCGGAAGCTGACAAAGAGCATGGAAGGTGACTTTGAAACCGATTCCATGAGGTATAAGGCAACCGAACGTTACGCTCCGAATTGGACGAATGCCCGTACGGTGTATGGCTCGCAAGGCGTTTAAATATAAGCTACAACTTAACAAAGGCCGTTCCCCTAAAAAGGAGCGGCCTTTTCTTTAGGAGCATTCCATGACTCAATTTTCAGATACCTTGCGAATCGGAGCGGGCAATGGCCCGACTTCTGCTCGCTGGATTCCAGGCCAGGATGTGGGAGCTATACATCGCAATGTGCAGTGGTACACCATTCAACCACTGGCGATCAGTGCGGGGAATATTGTTGCCTCTGCTATCGTTAATGGTGCGGCAACTCTTGCTGCGGGGACGGGCGTAACAACCTCAACCACAGCAATTCCACAGGCTCAAGGAACCACTGTTTTGGTGCTTGATGTGCCTCGCTGTATTAGTATTACTGGCACAGCAGGCGGCGTAACTGCAGTTGATTTTACTATTGTTGGGTATGACGTTTATTTTCAACCAATGACTCAGACTCTAACTGGCCCTGCAGCGACGGCAACAGTAACGACGCTGAAGGCGTTTAAGTATATCCAGTCGATTACTTCAGCGGCAACCACCACGGCGGCGGTTACAATTCAAACTTCCGACACCATGGGCTTGCCGTATAACGCCGTAACCTTCGATGATATTATCACACTGAAATACAACAGTGCAGTTGTGACGGCATCAACAGGGTTCGTGGCTGGCGTACAGACTTCGCCTAATACAGCGGCTCTTGGCGACGTTCGCGGCACGTATGCATTGCAATCGGCTTCGGATGGCACCAAGCGATTTACTGTTTATCAGCATATCCAAACAACCAGCACCACAGACGGCATTTATGGCGTAGTGCCTGCTTAATCATGGCGGGGGTTTCGGCCTCCGCCGCCTTTATGGAGAATAATAATGCGTCCAGTTACAGTAAGCGTTACAGGTGCCGGGTCTTCGTCACTTGTGCCACTTGATTATTCTACGAATGCTGCAAAAGTAGCGCTGGGCGTAAAGGTCAGCGGTACTGTTAATAGCACTATTCAGCATACATTTGATAATATTTATGATCCGGCTTTTACAGCAGCCGGTGCAACATGGTATTCGAATGATGATCCGGCTTTGGTTGGGTTGACGACTAATGTTAACGGCAACTATATGTTTGTTCCCCGCGCTTGCCGCATCCTGCAAAATTCTGGTTCGGGAACCACTACGCTAACAGTGATTCAGCAGGGAATTGCTTAATAATAATTCTATGGAGAATACAATGAACTACGACCCAAATCTAAAAGTCAATGTAACACTTACCCACGCCAGCCTTAGCATGATTGTGCAAGGTCTGACGGCCATCAATAACGCGAATGCGGTGTTGGTGGATGAATTGAATCAGGCATTTTTCAAGGCGCTGTCTGAATCTCAGGCAGTCGCACCATCACCAATTACACAGGATAATAACCATGGCAATCAAGAAACCAACTAAGGATAAGAAAGCGCCGGTTAAAGGCGTGAAATCAGAAACCGCTTCCAATAAAGTTCTGCCTTTCAAAAAAGGTGGCATGGCTCGCGGTAAAAAAGGCTGCTAATAGCCGGATCACGGCAAGTATAACAGGTATATTATGGGCAAGGTAATTCGACTACCTCGGCTCACGAAAAAAGAACAAGAAATTTTACAGATTCTAATAGCACTCGAAAACGAAGGCATGTGGTCGGAAGAGGCATGTAAACTTGGCGCTGTTATCAAATATCGCATGAACACTGCCGAACGAAGAATTACTAAACTAGAAAACCAAATCAAAAAACTCATCAAAAGCGCTGCTCGCTAAGTGCTTTGTTCTATCCGCTCAGGATAATTCATGACCACTTCAGGCACCGTAGGGCGCACCGTTATTGACGTGGCCACGCTGATCGATCATGCGTTTCGTAGGGCTGGTGTTTCACCGGCTGATCAAACGCCAGACAGTCTGATCGCGGCCCGTCAAAACCTTTATTTCTATCTCCAATCGCTGGGTAACACCGGCATCAACTTGTGGACAGTAGAAAAAGAGATCGTCGGTAATATCCAAGGTCAGGCGAATTATAATACCGGCATTGGCACGATTGATTTACGTGCGGTGTTGCAGCGCACCATTTCCAATGCTTCAGGCGGAACGGCAGCTTCAAGCAATGGCGGGTTTCCTGATAATGCGTTTGATTCAGATGCCGCCACGTTTTGCACACAAAATGCAATCAACGGCAATATTAGCTATGTCTGGCCGTCGCAAACCACCATCACCACGATTGGCATTTTACCACACGGCAACCAGAATTATAATCTGGTGTGGGAAACTTCCGATGATTCGATCACATGGACAGAGGTTTACGCTACAGGCCGCGTAGCAATGGAAGATCGGCAATGGTATTGTTATGATATCGACAGCCCGCGCCTCGCTTATTATTTCCGCGTCCGTGAAACAGGTGGAGCTATTCTTGATGTCCGCCAGCTTGTTTTTGCTACCATACAGTTAGAAATACCAATCGCCCGCATGAATGCGGATCAGTATTACTATCTGACAACCAAGACGATGCAGTCATCCACTGTGCCGCAATATTGGTTCAACCGGAAGGTGGATAACCCAGAAATTATTGTCTGGCCTATCCCAAACAGTTTTTTTACCCAGCAATTTGTGTTGTGGCGTTGGCGGCAGATTCAGGATGTGGGAACACTCACCAATACACTTGAGATACCGGATCGCTGGATTGAATCCGCCGTAACGGAACTTGCTTGCCGCATGGTGCTGGAATTACCAAAAGTTGACACGCAGCGCTATGGCATTCTGAAAGCCGAAGCTGCTGCCGCAACCGCACTGGCTCAGCAAGAAGAACGCGATAAATCCCCGATTATGATCGGCCCTAATATTTCCTGTTACACGAGGTAATTTATGTCTGGATTTTCGTCTGGCCAGATTGCAATTGCAATCTGCGGGCGGTGTTCGTGCAAGAAAAAATACCTTGAATTACGGGCTGACGGCAACAACCCCGGCTTGCGTGTTTGCGGCGATTGCTGGGACCCGCTTGATCCTTACCGCTTGCCTCCCCGTCAGCCGGAAAACATCGTCATGCAATACCCGCGTCCCGATGTTCCGCTAACGGTTCCACCCTATCTGCTCGATGAAAATGGATTGCCTATTTTGGTTGATTTCCAAGAATATTTACAAGGATAAAAAACATGGTCACATCGCTTACCGGCTCAGGCGTTTCGGTTACACCGGGGCCATCATCCGCTAATCCACTTGCGCCGGGAAGTGGTGGCACGGGAACAAGTACAGTATTCACCGCTGGCTCTGTCGTATTTGCGGGGCCATCCGGTGTGTATGCACAGGATAACGCTAATTTGTTCTGGGATGATACGAATAATTTTCTAGGGGTTGGCACCAATTCTCCTCAATTTCGAGGACAGTTTATAAGTAGCAACGGCGGCGCAACGACAACGCCGCTCGTTATCGGAAACCAAGCAACCACGAACAACACGGGGGTGCGGCTGGCGTTCAATCTTTCCAGCGTGGTCAATCAGGAAAGCTCGTACATTCAAGCGGTTCGCACTAACCTAGTCGCGGGCGCAAACTACATCGGATTCTTTGTCAACAACGGGATTTCTATTCAGGAAGCCGTGCGGTTTGACGACAATTACCGGCTGGTCAGCTTTTTTGGGCGTATCAAAAAAGTTCGGGTAGTTACTGCCGCAGGAGCAGTTGCCGTCAACGCATCAAGCGATCATATCGTTATTGTCAATAAGACGGTGGGGGCGGCAACAACTGTCAATCTACCCGCATCGCCGTCCACTGGCCTAGAAATGATCATCAAGGACGGCAAGGGTGATGCCGCCGCAAACAATATCACCGTTACCCCCGCTGCTGGTAATATCGATGGCGCAGGAACATACGTTATTAACACGAATTA